GGTTATCTTAAAAAATCATCAGATATACGAAATCATTATATGTTTGATACTTCCGGTGGACCTTTATCTATATGGCAATTCCCACAAGCAAATGCTAAGTATACAGTTGGGGCCGACGTAGCTGAAGGCCTTGCTAGGGGTGACTATTCTGCTTCCCATGTGATAGATGCTAAGAGCGGGGTTGTGGTTGCCCACTGGCACCGGACATATAGACCCGGATAAGTTCGGAGAAGACATATTATATTCCTTGGGATTTTTCTATAATGAAGCTTTAATTGGGGTAGAATCAAATAACCATGGTTTGACAACGCTAACCTCTTTAGTTAAAGCTGGTTATACGAATGTTTACCGCCAGCGTAGGCTTAATCAAAGGCATCCAGAAATTACTGAATCTTTAGGTTGGAGGACAACGACCCTAACTAAGCCTCTAGGATTGGATGAGCTTAACGCTAACCTTAGAGATGGAGTATTAGACCTTAGATGCGAATACACCCTAGCTGAACTTAAAACCTTTGTACGTCACGATAATGGCTCTACTTCAGGCTCACCCCATGACGACAGGACTATGTCATTAATGATAGCTAACCAAATGTTGAAATACGTATGGTTAAGTGAATATACCCCTAGGACCGATGCGCCATTTGGGACTTTGAACTATTTCGCCAGTAAATTAAAGAAACCTTCAAAGGATAGGGACCGATATTATATTGGGGAATTTAGCTCATACGACTAGGTAAAAAATTTTAGAGTATAATAGGAGATAATTCGTGACTAATTGTTCAGTTTCAACCTGCAATACGCCAATAACCTCATTTAATGATTTAAAGCGTGGCACTTGCTTTAGTTGTCATCTCAAAACCATTCGATTTGGCTATACTTGGGGTCAAGAAACCTTCCATCGGTCCTACTATTAGAGAGCAGCAACGAGAAATGGAAGATTCTGAAGGTTTTAAATCAGGTAGAATAGAGCCAATTTCAGTTAGAAAGATTCTCATCTAATGGAGTTTCTCGTCCCAATTGTGGTTGCTTTAATAGGTGGACCAATAGTCATCCTTTTACAAAGGTCTAGGAAAGAGAATGCTACTGACCACGCCGCAGTCTTCGGTATATTAAATCAAGTTTTTAAACATGTTGAAAAGATAGATGATAAGTTAGATAACCACATTTTGTGGCACAAAAGAACAACTAAAAAGAAAGAAGTAAAATAATATGGCTAAGAACAAACCAACAATGGCACAGGCTTTCGCAAAAGCAAAATCAACAGCGAAACCAAAAGAAGCACAAAATGCAGGACAGTGGATTGCAGTAGGTTCTAAGGGAGCAATTAAGTGGTTTGCTGAGGGTGGAGTGTCTGGTAATAAAAAAGTAAAAACAAAAGTAAATGCTCAAACCCCAGTCACAACAGCTGCTAAAAAGCCACTATATATTTCAGACCCAGATAATCCTAATAACCCAAAGAATAAACCAGTTGTTAAAACTGCAACTAAACCCCTATATATTTCAGACCCAGATAATCCTGATAACCCAAAGAATAAAAAAGTTGTAGCTGTAGTTAAACCAGTTGTTGCCGTTGTTGCCGCAGCTAAAGCTGTAGCTAAACCGTATTCCAAACTTAAGCAGGCTCCAAGAGAAGCATCTCGCCGTCAGTTTGTACAAGCTCAATTAAAGAGACTTGGGATTAACCCATCAGCAGCGGGTAAACCACGCAGCGCAAAAGAAAAAGCAGCTAGAGTAAAAGCTCGTGCTACATGGGATAAGAAGAATCCATTTGTATCAAAAAGTGGACCTTCAAATATAGAACAACCAAAAACTCCATAAGTATAAAAGAAAGAAGGTAACCAAATGCCAAAAGTCAATGGAAAAAAATTCCCATATACAAAAAAGGGAATGAAAGAAGCTTACGAAGCTGCCGAAAAGAAAGTAAAACCAGCAAAAGCAGCTAAGAAAAAGGGATAACAAATGCCGCGCGAAAGTAACGCAACACGATTATCAACATATAAGAAACGTCTTGACTATTCTAAAAAGTGGCGTAAACAAGAAAATTACGATACTTTATGGGCTAGAATGATTAATCTATACCGCGGTAGGCAATATATGGGTGCTGCCGTTGGTGATAGATTGCTTGTAAACATTGCATTTTCTACGATTAATACTTTGGCTCCTGCCGTTTCTATTGGCCGTCCAAAAATAAACGTTAATGCACGTAGGCCTGAAGATGGCGATAAAGCTGTTGTAACTGAATCAATTATAAACTATTGGTGGCAGCATTACGAGTGTCAACCAGAGTTCCAAAGAGCTGTTAAAGATTATTTGATTATTGGTCATGGTTGGATTAAAACTGGTTATCGTTTTGTTGAAGAAGATAAGCTTGCTGATATTCAAGACACTGCTGATGAAGCAGCTGTTCCTGATGCAACCGGTGAAGTTGAATCAGAAATAATTATTAGAGAAGACCGTCCATTTCTAGAACGTGTTGACCCATTCGAAATGTTTATTGATGTTGATGCCAATTCGATGAGCAATATTAGATGGATTGCACAACGTACACGCCGCACATTAAAAGATGCTAAAGTTGACCAAAGATATGATGCCGCCGCAAGAAAAGAGCTAAGCCCAACATCTTTCCAAAAGTATGGAGATGAATCTAAAGCTAAGACTAATAGTGCAGTTAATCCAGATGAAGCATACGTTGACATCTTTGAATATTATGATATTAATACTGGTGAGATGTGCATCTTTTCAGACTCTGGTGATAAATTCTTAGTTAAGCCAACACCAATGCCATATGTGTTTGGTCATCCGTTTGTTATGGTTCGTAACTATGACATCCCTAATTTTTTCTATCCAATGGGTGAACTAGAAGCTATAGAGCCATTGCAGTATGAGTTGAATGAAACTCGTACGCAGATGATGAACCACAGAAAGCGTTATGCACGTAAATGGCTGTTCGATGAATCAGCTTTTGATGACTTCGGTAGAAATGCTCTAGCTTCAGATGATGATAACGTTATAGTCCCAGTTAAAGGTGGCCAAAACTTAGCAAACGTTGTAGTCCCAATGCCAGCTCTTATTAACCCACCAGACTTCTATAACCAATCTACTTTAATTATAAATGATATTGACCGTGTGTCAGGAGTCTCAGAGTACCAAAGAGGTTCTATACCAGAAACGACTCGTACTGCCCGCGAAGCATCAATTATTGCTGAAGCTGGTAATGCTAGAGTGTCAGAGAAACTTATTCAAATAGAAAACAAGATTGCTCAATGTGCTTCTAATCTAATAATGTTAGCACAACAGTATTTAACTGGTGAGCAGACTGTAAGAATCGTTGGGACTGAAGCATCTCCTGTTTGGTTAACTTTCGATAAAGATTATATATCTGGTGAGTTTGACTTTGAGGTTGAAGCAGGTTCTACAGCTCCTAGGAACGAAGCTTTCCGTAGAGATATGGCAATGCAAATAGTTTCGGCAATGCAACCATTTGCCCAAGCCGGTCTAGTTAATCTACCTAAGTTGGCTGAGTACGTATTGCAAACCGGGTTTGGTGTTAAGAATGCTGCAGCCTTTTTGCAAGAGCCGCCACCACCACCACCAGAGCAGGGTGGTTTACCGCCTGAAGGTGGTATACCTGGACAGGGTCCCCTCCCTGAAGAGGGTATACCTGGACAAGGTGGGGAGCAGCTTCCACCTGAATTAATGGCAGCCATGGCTCAAGCTCAAGGAGCAGGTGGACCACCACAAGGTTTACCACCTGACCAGGGTCTCCCACCAGAGCTAGCAGGCCTTCCACCAGAAGTCCTCGCCCAGATAATGGCAGCCCTGCAGGGACAGGCACCTCAGGGTCAATCAGCCCCTCAAGGTGAGCAAGAACTACCCCCAGAGATTCTAGCCGCCCTACAAGGGCAGGGACCAGCTTAATAATAAATTAAAAGGGCGGTATGTAAAAGAAATTGCATACATATAGAGAAGTAAAAAACAGGAACAACCAAATCAGAAGGTAAGGATTCCAAATGAGCACAGATATAATTGATACTAGTACTATGACTGAAGATATTGACCCCATTGTTGAAGATGGACAAGTTAGTGAACAAGTTGAATTAGAATCAGAAACTCCAGTAGAAGAACAAGAACTCTTTGATTTTACAGATATTGGCGAGAAGTTCGTCAAGCTCCAAGTAGATGGTCAAGAAGTCACAGTTCCAATAAAGGAGGCTTTTGCCGGTTACAGTCGTCAAGCGGATTATACCCGTAAGACACAAGAATTGGCAGAACAGAGGAAGCAAGTACAGTTTGCTGCCACACTGCAAGAAGCTTTGCAGGATGACCCAGCAGGCACATTACAAGCATTGCAAGCACATTATGGCATAACCACTACAGCTCCTGCAGAGGAAGAGTGGCTAGATGATAATGAGAAGCAATTCCGTAGTTTAGAGCAACGAATCGCAGCCTTTGAATCAGATAAGGCTATGACAGATTTGACCAAGACTATAGACTCTTTGAAGAGTAAGTATGGTGAAGACTTTAACGCAGAAGAAATTGTGGCTAAAGCCTTACTGCAAGGTTCAGATGATTTAGAGGCAATCTTTAAACAAGTTGCTTTTGATAAAATCTATTCCAAATCTACGGAAGCTACTAAAAAGCTTGCGACAGAACAGGCAAGGTTAAATGCTAAAAGAGGGGCTAATATAGTCTCTGGTGCAACATCATCTCAGTCAACGTCAAAGCCAAACACTGCTCAAGCTAAAACTGTATTCGAAGCATTCGAAGCCGCAAAAAAGACTTTGGGTATTTCAGATTAAACACTAAATTTCACAACAAGGAGTAATATCATGGCAGTAGGAAACGCAAGTTTTGACACAGCGCTGTTATCAACTACGCTGCAAAATTACCAGCCAACGCTGGTAGACAACATCTTTAAGGACCTCGTCCTTCTAGACCACTTAAATAGTAATGGTCGCATTATGATGGAAGAGGGTGGCACTTCAATTGTTGAGCCAGTACTCTATGCTGTCAACGACACCGTTAACTCATATTCGGGTTATGACTCCATTGACCTTACGCCGCAGAATGGTATTTCTGCAGCGCAATACCAGTGGAAGCAAATGGCTACTTCTATCGCAATTAGCGGTATTGAAGAGGCTCAGAACCGTGGCACAGAAGCAATTATAAAGCTTCTTAATGCCAAAATTATGCAGGCAGAAATGTCAATTAAGTCCAGCCTAAACACAATGTTGTTTGGTGATGGAGCAGGCAATGGTGGCAAAGACTTTAACGGTCTTGGCAATATTATCGGTACACAGAATAACACCGTTGGTGGTATTAATGCTTCTGATAATACTTGGTGGAACCCGTATGAGGATTCATCTGCTGCTACATTGGTAACTACAGATATGGCAAAAGTATACAATAACGCGTCTAAGGGTAGCGATACTCCAGACCTCATTGTTACTACTGAGCCGTTGTTTGCCAAGTATGAGTCATTGCTAGTAGCAAACATACGTTATCAGGACGTGAAGAAAGCCAACTCGGGTTTCCAGAACTTAATGTTCAAGCAGACTCCAGTTGTGTTTGACTTTGCCGTTCCGGGTAACCAAAGCTCGTCTGCAAAGATGTTCTTCATCAACTCGAAGTACCTTAAGCTAGCCGGTATGAGTGGTCATTGGTTCAACACCACTGACTTCCAAAATGGTACTGTAGCAGGCGTAGATGCCCGTTATGCTCTCATCTTGGCTTTCGGCAACCTTACAGCAAGTAATCGTGCTCGTCAAGGCTACTTGCTTGCGAATGCGTAAGCAATAAATAAAGTGTCGTTGGTACCAGGAGTTTTAAAAGACCATCCTTCGGGTCTCTCCTGGTGCCAATGATTCAATATAGGTAATAAAGTTAGAAAATAGGAAGTGCAATTCCATACTTCCCCCCCATAAGGTGAGATTTGATACTCAAGAGGGTATCAGGAAACAATAGGAGAAAATAAAATGGTAGCAGCAAATAGTACAAGAGCATTTGAACAAAGAGCAGTATTGAAGACAGCCGTAGTAGCGACCGGGTCTTACGCGAACGTTACTGGATTAGAGTTTTACGCAGAGGCAGGTTTGACCTACCGATTCGAATTCCATTACGTGTGGGATGCAGGCGCAGTAACAACTGGAGCGGCGTTCTCGATTAATGGTACAGCAACCCCAACGGCGTTGGCTTATAGTCATGAGACAGGCTTAACAACCACAACCACAACATTAGGTACTGGGCTTAGTGCCTATAACCTACCAGCCGCAACAGGCGTAACTTCACCAGCAACCACGGGCAATAGTGCCGTTGTTTGGGGTGTTATTACACCATTAACCTCTGGTTTTGTAACGGGTCGTGTAATCGCAGAAAACTTGACTGATGCAATCACTGTTAAAGCAGGATTGACATATGTCCAGTGGGAGCGTATCGCAGACCAGGGCATTCCAGCTAACGCAGCTAATAACGCTTAATTAATTAAATAAAGTGTTGTGCCACCCGGTTATCTCGATAGCCGTGGTGGCATTCCACTGTAAACTTTAACGAAGGAGTTTTTATGAATAAAGAAATAACAAATAGAGGGCAAATGTTAGTCGGTACCGAAGTTTATGGCACTGCGTCCAATGTGGAGACGGCATCAATAATGCCAAGCTATATCCAGTCTGGGACAGAACTAGCACCACCTTCTGGTAATGATTATATTCCTCCCGTTCCAACATGTACTTATTGGAATGAGATTACAGAAATGGGTTGCAGAGC